CGCAAGACAAACCTGATTCTGGTAGCCAGACAGAACGGCAAGACACATCTTGCGCGTATGTTGATCCTTGCTCACCTGATCAAGTGGAATACCAATGTCCTAATTATGAGCTCTAATCGAAGCATGGCACTCGACACCTTCCGACAAGTCACTCACCTACTGGAGACCAATGACCACCTTAAAGGATTCGTTAAACAGATCCGACACGCCAACGGAACTGAAAGCATTGAGATGTTATCTGGAGCAAGGCTTGATGTTGTCGCAGCAACTAGAGACGGCTCTCGCGGTCGATCAGTCAATGGATTGCTCTACATCGATGAAGTCCGAGAGATCACAGAAGATGGATTTAGAGCTGCTACTCCTACAACTAGAGCTCACCCAAACTCTCAAACGCTTCTTACCTCTAATGCAGGAGACGCTTTCAGCACTGTACTCAACGACCTACGGGAAAGAGCTATCGACTACCCACCCAAGTCTTTTGGATTCTATGAATACTCAGCCCCGCAATACTGCAAGATAGACGATCGCAATGCATGGGCTCTGGCTAACCCCTCTTTGGGATACACCATCACAGAGGAAGCGATTGAAGAAGCGATTGCTACTTCACCGATTGAGAACACTCGTACTGAAACTCTTTGCCAATGGATCGATTCGTTAAGTAGTCCTTGGCCGCATGGAGTCCTAGAGGACACATCCGATAGCACACTTGAAATGGCTGCTGGGGCTTATACTGTATTCGGTTTCGATGTCAGTCCGTCACGAAGAAACGGATCATTGGTCGCAGGACAACTTCTCCCAGATGGGCGGATTGGCATCGGGATTCTAGAGACTTACAGCTCGCAGGTTGCTATCGATGAGTTAAAGATGGCAGCAAGTATAAAGGCATGGTGCGACATTTATAAGCCACGCCTAGTCTGTTATGACAAGTACGCCACTCAGACAATCGCAGATCGCTTAGGCAATGCTGGAGTTATGGTCGAGGATGTTTCAGGTCAGCAATTCTATAAAGCCTGTGGCGATCTGTTAGAAGGCTTGGTCAATGCTCGTGTAGTGCACAATGGGCAAGCCGAATTGATCCAGCAGATGAATAACTGCGCAGCTAAGGTGAACGATTCGGCATGGCGCATAATTAAGCGCAAGTCAGCAGGTGACATCTCTGCTCCGATTGGGTTGGCTATGGTAGTAAGCAAGTTAATGATCCCTGCACCTAAGCCACAGATATATACTTAGACACGCCCTATCACATTGTCTAATTGCTTGACAAATGCTACAATTTCTGTCTATGGGTATCTTTTCGCGTAAGCCAGAAATATTAGAGGCACAGCTCGCGCCTAAGATTATGGGCGATGGCATTAACTCAATCTACAACTTTACATTTCCTGTAATCGGTAGACGAGATGCTATGGCTGTACCTGCTATCAAGCGATGCCGCGATCTTCTCTGCACAGTCGGATCTATTCCGCTAGAGTACAAGAAGAAGTCTACTGGAGAAGCTATTGCAGCTCCACGATGGGTGCATCAACTATCTAAGTCACAGCCACAATTTGTTACTGTCAGTTATTTGGTCGATAGCCTTCTATTCTTTGGGCAAGCCTTTCTGGAAGTTACCGAGACTTATCAGGAGGATAATCGTCCTGCATCTTTTGAGTGGGTAGCAAATACTCGTATCACTTTTGATCTTAATGTAACTAACACTGTTGTGACTCAATACTATGTTGATGGTTCACCTCGTCCGATGTCTGGTCTTGGATCTCTAGTTACATTCCAAGCATTTAATGAAGGCGTACTTACAACAGGTGCGAGAACAATTCAAGCAGCTATCGACATCCAGAAGGCTGCTGCTGTAGCTGCTCAAACTCCGATGGCTACTACAGTGTTAAAAAATACAGGAGCAGATCTCCCACCTGCGGAAGTTCAAGGCTTACTGGCTTCATGGAAGTCCGCTCGTCAGAATCGTTCAACTGCATATTTGACCTCGACTCTGGAAGCGCAGAATATTGGCTTTAGCCCTAAAGACATGATGTACAACGAGGCAATCCAGAATCTTGCAACTGAGATTAGTCGATTGTGCGGAATCCCTGCTTACTATTTGTCAGCAGACCTTAACACATCTATGACATACGCGAACATTATAGATGAAAGAAAACAATTAGTAGCACTAGCCTTTCAGCCATACATTTCAGCAATTGAACAGCGTTTAAGCATGGATGATATATCTACTGCTGGTCACTATGTAAAGTTCGATTTAGATTCTACATTCTTGCGCGTTGAACCTATGGAGCGATTGCTAGTTATAGAAAAGATGCTTTCACTTGGTTTAATTACAATCGAACAAGCTATGCAGATGGAAGATCTAACACCTAATGGAAGCGAAGGCTAATGGAAAACTTATACATCGAAGCCACAATGATTGAGTGCAACGAAGAAAAGCGCGAAATCACTGGCAAGATAGTGCCCTTTGGTAATGATGAAATTGGCAGCACTAATCTTGGATCTTATGCATTTGAGGCAGGATCTATTGAGATTGCAGACCCAACAAAGATTAAGCTCTTATCACAGCATGACATGAAGAAGCCTGTTGGTCGCATGATCTCAGCTGAACAAAAAGAAGATGGCATTTATGCAACCTTTAAGCTAAGCCGTTCACAGGCTGGCACAGATGCCCTCATCATGGCAAGCGAAAATTTGGTTTCAGGTTTAAGCATAGGCGCAGAGATCCTTGCATCTAAGCCATCACGCAACGGACACACAGTCGTAACAGCGGCTAAGTTAAAAGAAGTTTCTCTCGTAACAGAGCCAGCCTTTAAGTCTGCTCAGGTGCTAGAGATCGCAGCAGAGGAAGTTACCCCTGCTGAAGAAAACCCAACTACAGAAAGCGAGACAGCCGTGGAAGATACCACTTCAGCAGTCGAAGCAACACCTGCAGTAGAGGCAGCACCTGTCGAGGCTGCTCGCCCTACTGTAACAGCGATGTACTACACATCTCCAAGAATCGAAATCACAAAGCGTAACTACTTGGAGAACACACTAAAGGCTAACCTTTTTGGTGATGATGAATCTCGTCAATGGCTACGCGCTGCTGACAATGATCAGACAACAGGTGCAGGATTTATCCCAACACCACAAAGCACACAACTACTTAACTTCTTGTCTAACGCAGATCGCCCAATGATTGATTCAGTTTCTCGCGGAACAATGCCAGAATTTGGAAAAACATTTGAGTTGCCTAAGATTACTGAAGTGCCTCTAGTCGATCAGATCGATGAGAACTCACCAGTAACAGAGTCACAACTTGAAGCATCATTTATCACAGTTACAAAGAAGTCCTTTAAGGGTCGTGCAATCACTACTCTAGAATTGCTAACGAACTCAACACCAGCGTTTCTAGATGAGCTTCTTGTCCAGATGGAATACGCTTACGCAAAAGATACTGAAGAATTTGTAACAACTGCTATTCAGGGCGCAGGTACTCTTAACGCAACAGCACAGGCTAACTCAGCAACAGGTTTGCTAAGCTATGTTTCAAGCGCAGCAGCAGCAGTTTATTCTGCTTCACTTGGTTTTGCTCGCAATATGGTTGTCACACCAGAGCAGTGGGCTAACATCATGTCATACAATGATGCTGGTCGACCAATTTATATCGCTGCAAATCCTCAGAATAATGCAGGAGCACTTTCACCAACAAGCCTGCGCGGTAATGTTGCAGGTCTTGATCTTCGTGTATCTCGTTACATGAAGGGTTCTGGTGGAGTAGGAACAGCAGATTATTCAATGGCTGTTATTAACCCAGATGCTTACACATGGTACGAGGGTGCTCGTCAGCAGCTTCGTACTAATGTTAACTCAGACGGAACTGTAGACATTCTACTATTCGGTCAGGGAGCACTTGCTACAAAGCTTGCAGCAGGCGCGAACTGGTTTAACCTAACCTGATAAATAGGTAACTAAGTCGCTCTGGGGAGTAGTAGCCCTCTACTCCCCAGAGTCTTTAGAAAGGATTGCACATGGCACTTACAACAGTCGCAGAATTGCGCTCCACTTTAGGAGTCGGAACGCTTTACAGCGACAGCGTGCTCCAAGAAGTATGCGATGCTACGGATGCCGTCCTTTTGCCTATGTTGTGGGCTCCAAAATGGTTTACAGTTGCACATGAAAACACAGTAGGGTCAGGCACTTTATATTTTAATGACAATGTGCGCGATACTTTTTATGTAGGTCAAAGCGTAACTATTGCTAACTCAGGCAGCTCTTATAACGGCACTAAGACAATTACAGCCGTGAATGGTTTTTCAATTAGTGTGGCAACTAATCACACGACTGCACAGGGTTATCATCCGATCTATCCTTATGGATCAGTATCGACCACGACTTCCACAGACTGGACTACCGATATGGCAATCCAGCAAGCAGCTTTAATGATATCTGTTGAAATCTGGCAAGCGCGTACAGCCACCCTTTCAGGCAGTAACGCAGTCGATTTCCAGCCAAGCCCTTACCGAATGAGCGCACAGCTTCTCGCTAAGGTGCGAGGATTGATCGCTCACGCACTTGATCCGCGTTCGATGGTGGGATAATGCCCGTTGCCGTCACTACTCTCAGAACCACATTAGCAACCGCCCTAGTCGATAACGCTAAGTGGCAGACCTTTGCTTTTCCACCTGCAACAGTCCTTGCTAACTCTGTGATTGTTTCTCCAGATGATCCTTACTTAACACCTAGCAACAATCAGCACATTAGTATTAGTCCAATGGCTAACTTCAAGATTGTTATGACTGTTCCTCTGTTCGACAATGAGGGAAACCTTAACGGCATCGAAGATACTGTTTGAAGCGTGTTCGCAAAGCTCGCAGCATCATCTTTGACCTATAATGTAAGCGCGATAAGCGCACCAAGTATTCTCAACGCTGCATCGGGTGACCTACTCAGCTGCGAGATGTCCGTATCAATCCTAACGAGTTGGAGCTAAACATGTCCGAGTGGGAACAAGAAAACGCTGACTTCCTGAAGAAAATCGGGCAAGTAAGCACACCAGCACCAAAGCCAGTAACTACTAAGAAAGACGAGGAATAATCTCATGGCTGTATTTCTAAACAATAAAGTTGGCGTGAAGATTAACACTGTTGATCTTTCTGACCATGTAACATCTATTACTCTTAACCGCACATTCGATGAGCTAGAAGTAACTGCGATGGGTGACACAGCACACAAGTTCGTTAAGGGCTTGGAAGCATCATCTGTAACAATCGACTTCCTAAACGACACAGCATCAGCAAATGTATTGGCAACACTTCAAGCTGCATGGGGTACAACAGTCACATGTGTATTCCTACAGGAAAAGGGAACAGCAGTATCTGCTACTAACCCTCTTTACACAGTGTCACTTCTAGTGAACAACACAACAGACATCAATGGTGCTGTTGGCGATATGTCCACACAGTCAATCACATTTACTGCTAACTCAACAGTTGCAGTAGCCACAACTGGCACATTCTAAAAAACTAACAAAGGGGCAAACTCATGGCAAAACTAAAGATAGTTCGTACAGATGGAAGCGTACTGGAAGGCGAGATCACTCCAGCAGTGGAGTACTCATTTGAGCAGTACGCTAAAAAGG